AATCCCTATCATAATGACAGGAGGTGTTCTCTTCTGTTTCTTGTGTTGGGTTATCACACTCATCCATAGAATGTTTGTAATCAACTTCTATACCGCAAGCTCGACATTTATATGTGTATTCTGGCATACTTAATTACCTCCTCTCTTGTTTCTTTCACTTTTGAAAAATATGTTTTTAAATCAACTGTCCCGAGTGATTCAGCCGATCGTGAATTTATTATAAAAATTAAGCAATTCTCTATTTGTGAGAAATATTTTGGACTTGTAAAGATTTTAACCTCTTCCCCTGATCTAATTACGGAGGATCTTTTCTTAACCACAAAATGGTTGTCCTCAGACTCTATTATAAATGGCTCCAATGCCTTATCTTCTAATATCATTTTACTAAGTGTTTTGAGTTTTCAATTAATTTTCTTACCGTTCTTATTCCCTTTGTTAATGACCAATCCCTCCTAGTTGAAGAACTCACCAAGGTGCTATAACTTTCGTTCCCCTTATGTCTCCACTTAATTCTGAACCTCCCATTGGGATTCTTTTTCATGATGACCTCTATCTTTTCATTTGCCGCCTCAAGTGTTACATTAGTGTCCATAAGCTGATAACTTTAGTGTTCCATAATACGCTATTAGGGTTGCGTCAACAATCCCATCATGTGGTGTTTTGCACCTTTCATTCCTCAGGAAAGATTCTTTGGGGAAAAGGTGTACTGCTGTTGTTAGTGAATTGATTTTTGGATTCTTTACACGAACGCCCGTCCAAACTTGTTTCTGCCATTCTTTTGGCTTCACAAATTCTGTAGGTAAGTTCATAACTGAACAAATAGCTTGTGCTATGCCGACCGATTTACCAAAGCTGAAATTGCTCTTTGCTGATGTGCCAAAAATAGAGTGAACATCTTCTATAGAAATATGTGTCGGTTTCAGATACAACAATTCTTTATAGAATGTTGCTGGGTCTATTTCATCATTAGGATACAAAGGGAATGCTCCGTACTCTATTTTCTTTGTTGTGACATCAATCAACGAATATGCCCCTGTCTTTCCTGGGTCAACTCCTAATACTCTTATTTTCATTCTGTGTAGCTTACGCCCTTTATTTTTCTAACATTAATTCTATCAACCCTATTTGTGTTTACCTTTCCGTGTGTAACTATAAGAACATTTTGATTCAGATCTATCATACTATTAATGATAGAGTCAATCCCAAATCCGTCAAGTGATTCCATTATTTCATCAAGGATGATAAGATTTATCCCCCTGCCGCCTGTTGTTTCGTTCACTATAGAATTTATTGCAAGGATGACAGCAATGTCGACACGAGCCTTTTCACCACCTGAAAGCTTACCAAATGACCCAACATCTTCACCATTCTTAGATATCTTACAGTCAATCTTCTCTTTGATATCACCAGATTTCAACTCCTTAAAACCTTCAATGTCTATTGACAAGTTTGATTTCATAGATGCAAGATACCTGTTAGTGTGGGATTTGATCCCTGTCAATGATAAATTAGCCATAAAGCCCTTGAACCTTTTGGTTTCATTCATTGAAGTTTTTAAATCAAACAGAGATCCCTCCTCAAGATTAAGTTCATTGCATTGGGCAGCTAGGTCAGTTTCACAAGATTTTATACTATCCTTTATTTTCTTTGTCCTGTCACCACCTTCTGACTTGTTCTCTAACTTATCTATTTCTTCAAAGGATCGCAATATGTTGTCTTGATCAAATTTCATACTCCTCTTGACCGAGGTCATTTCATCATCAAGCCCTTTTCTTTTGATAATATTTGATCTATTGGAATATTCCAACTTATCAATACTGCCTCTCAATTGGTCGTGGTTTTCATTTAGAGAATTAATGTCATTATCAATCAAGGTAAGAGCTTCGTTAATTTCTTCAAGTTGTTCCCTTTTAGATTTGATTAGTTCCTCGACCTTTTCTTTATTGAAGTTCTCATCTTTTGTAGAAAAGACATGCTCACATTCAGGGCATTCTATTGTCTCAAGGAGTGAAGTTTCTTTTTCTGATACTAAGGATTTTAAATCCCTTTTCAAATTGTTAAATTCAACCCTTTGCGCCTTTTGAATTTGTAGAACTTCTGTATTCTCTTTGATGTCAGCCTTTATTTCATTTACCTTAGAACTTATATCCTCAATTACAATAGAACCCAATTCAAGGTCAATTTCAACAACCCTCTTTTCTTTCTTTTCTATCTTGCCTTGTGATTCTTCTATATCAATCATCAAGCTCTCTATTCTTTGTGCCTTGACCAGCTCCTCGGCTTCTTCATCGAAGCTGTCTAGTACGTGTTGAAAGCCCTGTATACTTGACTTCGTTTTCTCTATTTGTGATTCAATCTTTTTTATTGAAAGCCCCTTCACTTCAACGTCTTCTTGAATTGATATAAGTACTGGATCAATCAAGTTTGATTTTGAAAACCTGTTGATTAGGTCTTTACGAGCACTGTCAGAGGCACTGAAGAAACTTGTATATTTCTCTTTTGAAATTAAGAAGTAATCAAGTATGTCCTCCTTTGACAGCCCTATAGAATCAAGAATATATTTGTTGTAATCATTTACAGAAGGCTTCTTGATATCTTCCCCATTTAATGAAACTGAAACTGTTGAACTTTTCTTTTCGTGCAGGGTTCGCATTATTTTGTGGGTTTCCTTTTCGTTACCCAGTTCGAGTTCAACTGAACATTCAGATTCTCCTATCATTATTAGCTCACTAGCCGAAACTTTTCTGAACGAAATACCTGTCAAGGCATATATCACACCTTCTATTAGAAAGGATTTACCTGAGCCGTTACTTTCTTGACCAGGATCAGTTTCGTTCTGCCCCAATATAACAGCTACACCACTTTTGAATTCTAGCTCTGTGTCCTTGTGTGAGCCAAAATTTCTTAACGACAATTTCTTTAGATTATACATTTTACTATTTTTTCCTTAATATAATTAGAATTCTTCTTATCCACGTTATTTACCTCACAATAGTTTTCAAATGTACTTAAAATTGTACTTTTATCAAAAGTCTTAATTTCAGGTAGTTCTGCCTGTGCTGTAATTTCAACTTCAGAGTAGCACACCTCAACACCTATGTCAGTTAATTTCCCTTTATTGAAAGACTTCAACTTTGATTGATCACCAACTATTGTGATTCTTGTGTTCCCACCCTTATTATCAGCAACAATTCCGAGTAATTCTGAGAACGCCTGATCTGTATTCATTTCGTCAACGCTGATATTCAGCTTAACAAATTCAGGGAAATCTAATTTTACAAACTCAGAACCACCATCCTCAAGAAGCCAGCTGAATCCCTTTTCGTTATCCTCACCAAAATTGGCTTGATATGCCGAGCCTATGTATTCAATGTTACCAAACTTTGATCTATTATGGTAGTGACCTACATATACCTTTTTGAAAGCTTTAAATGAGTTCTTAGAAAGGCTATTTGTAACCTCTGACCCATCATTATTCTTTACACCTGTGACAGCTATGTGTGTCATGAGGACGTTTGTTTCCTTTGGGCTGATTTTCTTTAATACGCCTGAAAGTTGTTTTGGGTATTCTTCATCTTCTTTGAAGTATGGAAGCATTGTGACACTCACTCCATCAATTCTTACAATATCACAAACCCTTATAACGCTAACTCTGTCACAGAAGGAAAACACGTCAAGAAATGATATAATTGAGTCAAGGTCAACTTTGTCATGATTCCCGGGAATTATGAACAAATTTATGTCGTTTGATTGTAAGAGCCTTAGTATTTTGAATGAGGTTGTAAGAACTTCCAATGATTGCCCCTTTCTTGAAGTGAACCAATCACCTAGATGAAATAAGGTATTAATTTTCTCACCAACCATCTTCTCGACAAGCTGCTCAAAAATATTATATACAAGTTCTGTATTTTTATCCCCCAGATGGGTATCAGTTATCTTTGCTGCGATTTTTTTCATAAAAAGAAGGGAGATTCCTCTCCCCTTTAAAATTTGTTTACTTTATTTGTTCATTTTAGCCCTTATTGCAGCAAGTCTGTCTTCAAGAGACTGTTTTGGTGCGGCTTCGGCTTTCTTTTCCTCAACTTTAGGTTTTTCATCTTCTTCTTCCTCATCATCGTCCCAAGGTGCTTCGTCAACTTCTTCCTTTTTGAGTTTGTCAAGGATGTCTTCTTTCTTCTCCTCTTTCTTAGGGACTTTCATAGTTTCCCTTTTGGATTCAGTTTTAGGCTTTTTAGCTGGCTTCTCTTCTTTATCTTTTGATTCATCTTTGTCCTCAGGAACTTCAGTTGACATATATTCAACAGCTTCTAGGAATTTTTCATCTTCAAAAACACCGAAATTCTTTTCATCATCAACCCTTTGTAGTCCTTCAATTTGTTTCATCAGGTGATACCTTTTGAAATTACCATTATACAATGAAAAGAGTGAAGGTTTCTCGGAGAACTTTTCTAATTGTTCATCTGAAAGTGGAGTTGGAACTAATTCAAAGCCGAACTTTGAAGTCTTCTTCCTGTCAAGATAACAGGTGTATTCCGTTTTTAATCTCTCACCAGTTTTATTTACAACCAAACAAATACCATCATCAGGATCTGAGAAAGGGTCATTTGAAACTTCTTGGTCATCATCTTCATCAGAGGTTGACTTGTTGATTTCATTTTTAACAGCATTGGAGAATTCAAATATTCCGAACACTGGCTTCTCATCGATTACCTTATCGGCATAAGTAACCCAACTTCTATTGATTCTTACACCTTCTTTATAATGGTATACGGTGTCAAGAAACTCCTTCTTCTCGGCATCACCCATTGAATCAGCCTTTCTTTTGCAAGACTCTATGAACTCTTCAACCAAGTCATACTTGTAGCCACCGTGGATTCTTGAGTTTGGCATTGGCTTCTTCTTGATTTCAGTTTCACCATCAATCTTATTGCCTGATGTGTCGTACTTGTCGACTTCAATGGGTAAGAATGTTACAACTTTGTATTCGCAATATGTGTTCCCACCACCTTCAGGATGGAATGGGTAAATGCGAAATTTATTGTCACCTTGCTCTAAGGAATGATATATTTCACCACTTCCTGAGCCACGTCTTCTTTGAGACATTCCTGATTCTGTCTCTTTGGTCTTTAGGGCTTCCGCTTTAGTTGCACGGAAAGATCCTCTGTCGAATTTTACTGCCATTTTTACGTTTTATTTAATTGTTGATTTCCTTATTTTTACCATTACGTTGTTAACTTGCTTTTCTATCAATTCTGAGGTGAAATCTTCCACTTTAGTTGTTGAATACAGTTTGTCAAGCTTTTCGCCCTTTTCTTTCAATGACCAGTACAGATTCTCTATTAGAGATAAGTGCCTTTCTGTTTGAATAATTGTGAGCTTCTTTAGCCTGTAATCCTGCAATGATTTTATACTTGATTCTACTGCATCCTTAGTCTTTAAGACTTTGTCGGCATAGAATAATTTGAATTGTGATGAATACCAGATATCTAAATCTAGAACCAACTCACTAACCCTGTTCTTTAGCTCTGAACGGATATTGGAAACCCCGTTCATTATATGGCTTATTGTGAGGTACTCCCCCAACAAGTTCCCGTAGTCTATTTTCGTTACGTCATCAATGTCAATGTCATCTATATAAGAAAATTTGAGGACGATA